AAATGCTTATTTTCATAAGTTGATGCTTTAATTAAACGATAGTTATCTGGCTTATTAGCTACAAGCAAATTATAAGCAAAACGATAACCCTCTGGCGTTCCAACTAAATCAACTTGGTTTGGTGCTTTATCTGGCAAAGGCGCACGATTACGAGCCAATATTTGTTTGAATGCTTTATCCATCTTATGCTTTGGCATAATGTCGCACTCATCAATCAATGAATAGCCAACTTCATAACCAACAATCATTTCTGGCTCTGACATATTACGAAAGATAATAGTACCAAAGTCTTTGATTATTAACTCTTTATCTGATTTGTTCAGTTGATAATGTAGTCCTAAATCATTACACATCTCTGGGAACTTCTCAAAAGCAATATCACGAATCAATGGATAATTAGGCAAGTAATAAGCAACCTTTACTGATGGATATTGTAGTTTCTTAATGATTGTCTTTAACGTACCAGCATAAGACTTGCCAGAGCCAAAACCAGCGATTAATCCAGTAGTTGGATTAACACTCTCAATAAACTCTCTTTGATGGTCAAGAACATTAACGTCTTTAATCATTACTAACTAACAAGTCTAATGCCAGTTACTTCAGTATTACCCTCAACTTCATCTTTAGAAACTTCACGCCAACCAGCTTGAGTTTTAAGATAGAAAATAATAGAAGCAGTATCGCCAGAACGTGCTTTAGTAAGCAATGAACCAGCCACATCTACAATCGCTTCTGAACGACCTTTTTTATACATTCGGAGTGCTTCGGGATCACGCTTAAAAATTTCTTGTAGTGTATCTTTGTTGAAGCCAAAGTAATCAGCCAACTGCTGTTGGTTTAGTACAGCACCAAGAGTTTTTAATTCAGCCTTTTGAGATTTAGTTAAAACTATTTTCTTGCTCATAATCTATTGGTTTAATTCTATATTCTTCACCCTCAAGAAACATAGGCATCTCTATATCTTCCCAATGTGCGTGGGTTTTATCACAACACAATCTTGCTAACTTCTGGATTGTATAACCCTCAGCAAATGCGTGTATCTCTTTCGCCCACTTATGTTGTTTCATTTGAATTTATAAACACCCATCTTACCTTTTTCGCTAACATTCTTGATGGTATAACCTTTTTTTCTCATCTTGCAAATAATGCTGCGTAGATGTTTAATGCCAATACCTCTAGCTTCTTTAGTTGATATAGAACCGTACTGCCTAACATAAGCAAGAACAATATCCATCTCTGTCTGTCTAACAACAACTTCTTTCTTAAATAACTTTTTTAACCATTGGAACATACTACACCTCTTTTATCTTAACTTCACATTTGCCACCAGAAACAACTTCTTCTTTGCTAATCGCTAAACATTGTATCTGGCTGTCATCTTCATAAGCAACACCAATCAACGAATCCAATAAACTTTTAAGCATATTATCAACATCATACTTTCGCTTTGTTGGTGGATAAATCTTAATCATCACAATAATAGGCTTATCAGTAATACTACATTCAGCAATTTCACTAACTCGCTTTTTAAAATCTCTCCCCTTTTGCGATAATATAACCGAACAAAACTTACCCCTTGGAATTGATCTGTAATATTGATTAACAGATACTGGATATGGCAAAGTTAAACTAACCTCAAACTTCCTTGCCACGTTCCCTCAATAAGTTATTACAAATATCAATAGCAGATTCACAAACGTGCTTTTTAACATCTTCATCTTCAATGCGCTTAATCTGCTCTATTAAATCTTTAATACCAGCAAGTGCTTGTTCACATTGTTCTGGCGTATGTTTAATTGCTGTCATTCAATTCTTTAATTAAATTTTCTTCAATGCCACCATAGTAGTTGGCCAGACCGTAAGTGATCCAGTGAATGCGTGGCTTATCTTGCTTTATTAAATAATCAAGATTCTGTGTACTGATCTCCAATATAGATGCGACTTGCTTGTTTGTCAAACCCATCTTCTTGAATTCAGCCTTAATGTTTAAATATTTAATCTTCATAGGTTTTAATTATATCAAAAAGGTTTGCCTAACATATCACTTATTTTAAAACAATCAACCTTTTGCCCACGCAAGAACTCACGCATTACCCACTTTGTCGCTGGTGAAGCATCACTTGGTCTAAATGTTTTAAAAAACTCACGTTTCTGCTCAATCGTTTTAGCATTATCCCAACGTTTAGCAGTAATGCTTGTTGTGGATTCCGTATTTGCGATTCTGGGCGTGTTTGTTTCGTTTATCTCGTGGTTATTAAACTCACGCAATAATTGCAGAAAATCGGGCATTGTTGGCGGTCGCTTATGACCCTCATCAATCCATCTGTTTTTAGCGTGTTCAACATAGCGCAAACAATTGCGTGGCAATCTACTTAATTCTTCAGCAAATGCTTTAGTCATTTCCAAGCGATCAATGTGTGAATTAACAAAATAACCATATCTGGTAATTGACCATTCACAAACATCAGCCGAAATAGTGGCTGTATTTAAATCGTTGCTGTATTCCTCTTTTGTGTACATTACATAATCCTCATTTTGTTTACTAATCCACCAATACTTGGTTGAACGCCATTATCAATATTATTCTGCTCTTGTATTAAACGCTGCTTAATCTCTGAATATGATAATTGAGTATTTTGTTTTTGTGTTGGCTTTACCCAGCCTTTGCGCACATAGTTTCTAAATCCAGATTGTAAATCTTTAAATGGTTTGGCTCTGTTTCTGGCTTGGTCTTTAAAATCTTCAACTAACAAATTAATATCACAATTTGGATAAGTAGAATTAACAGCATCAATAGATGTGGCATTTGGAACAAATGCTTCTATCTTTTCTTTTTTATTTTCTTTTCTATTATCCTTTTCTTTTTCTTTTTCTTTTTCTTTTACATTGTTAGTAAGCCCCTTATCAAGCCCCTTGCTAACCCCCTTGGTAAGCCCCTTAGTAAGGGTATCATTATAATCAACTCCATTCTTGCTACAAAACCCGTCAATACTGGCTTTTAAGGAATGTTTGATAGATGCCCAAGCGATCGCTAACAACTTATCTTCAAAGATAATGTCATCAATATGGCGTTCATAAAACATAACGCTAAAGATTGCGCTATTGAACTCGTAGAATTGCTTTTGATTTAACTCTTTTGATACTTCATAGAATGAAGCGTAGTATTTTATGACTTTTTTGTCCAACTTATTTCCCCTATATATAAATTAAAAATTATCTTCCCTCTGGTTTAAGAAAGGGTGGGTAATTACTCCCACCCCGATAACTCTTAATAGAGGTGATGCCATTATAAACGAACTATTTTTATAATATTAATTAAATAATAATTAAAATATATTTGCATTATATAAAAAATGTGTTATAATGTATCCAACAAAACAAAAAAAGGAGTAACAAAAATGACAAACACAGAATACAGACTTTTTTACAGAGGTAAGAGAGATGAAGAATGGAGTGGTACCAAGGCTCAATGCGAAAACGCAATGAAATTTAAAGTAGAACGCCAAGGTTGGGACGCAACAAAGTTTGAAATCAAAGGTGGTTTTAAACCGCGCAAGGGGTTTAACTTATGATTACTAAACACACAACTACATTAGGTGACCGCTTAACACGCAGAATTGGTGAACGCCTACTCAATGAAAATGGCACTATCAAGAACGGCTACACGCTAATCCTTGGTATTGTCCTTGGTTTATTAATTGCTAATATTTAGGGGTAAACAAGATGGTATATTTTAGTGATTTAGATATTGAAAGACAAGATTATGAAGCCACTACTGGGGATTACAGCCACGATCAAGAACCAGACCAGCAAGATTATGATGCTGGTTATGATGAATACAAAGAACGCAAGGCTGGTTTATTCAAAGAGATGGGTATAGATGATGACCCAGAGTTAGATTTTCTTGATATTGGGAATAAATAATGGCACAAATAGAACAAGCAAAAGAAGCAGTCTATGAATCTATATTTGAATGGATTCAAGAGCAGAATGAGTATTGCCAAGATTGTGATAATCGTGAGTGTACTAAAGATGCTTACGGAACTGGCGATAGTCCAACAATGTGTGAATGTCTGGCATCAGATCAAAGCGAATGCTGGGCGGTTGATGATGAACTTGATAAAAACTATGGCGAATGGTTTACGGAGTATGTGGAATGATTGAATTATTATTTAAAGTTTTAGCAGTAGCGTTCATCATTTGGTGGGCGTGGTTAATAGTATATTTAATATATAGCGACTAATATATATGTTAAAATACAAATTCATTATATAAAAATAGGAGATAAAAATGGCAAAGTTAAAAACAGTAAATATTCACGGTAAAGGTTATGTTGAAGTTAATCAGCGTATCAAATACTTTAGAGAACACTACCCAGATGGATCACTAATAACAGAACTTGTTAGTAATGATGATGGTGTTTGTATCTTTAAGGCAACGGCTATCATTGAAGATAAAGCACGTTCTACTGGCTGGGCTTATGAGAAAGAGGGCAGCACTAATATCAACCGCACATCATATATTGAGAACTGCGAAACTTCGGCTCTTGGTCGTTGTTTAGGCAACCTTGGTATTGGTATTGATGGATCAGTAGCATCAGCAGAAGAAGTACAGAACGCTATTAAGCAGCAAGAAGAATTAGACAAGCAATGCGGTATAGCATTAGCGGAAATATCAGAAGCCATTGGCGAATCAAATAGTGAAGCAACCAAAGACATTTGGAATGACATTATTAAAAAGCCAAACGGTAAGCAAGTTGGTGATTTTGTTTGGAAAAACATTAACACGCAAGAAAAAGACTTTGTTAAGGCATCATTGAATTAGTAGCGAATTATCCACGGTTACTAATGGGCGTATCTATCTCCTCAAGTTAGTCCCCGTCCTTAGTTTTGAAAGAACGGATACGGTTAGTCCACGTTACGGACTCTTAATTTAAACAAAAGGGGATATATGAATATATTAAGTAAGAAAGACTTTATAGTTAAATTGCTAACCGACTATCCAGAGTTGCGAGATAACGATTATCAATTAATGACAATGATTTGGGAATATCAAGCAATTGATCCTACCAATATAACAGCATCAGACTTTTTAATGGATTTTGGCAATGGTAAATATACCAACCCAGAAGCAATCACAAGATGTAGAAGAAAAATACAAGAAACAATGCCAGAACTGCGTGGCGAAAAATATTACGAAAGATACCAACATCAAGAAGATGTTATCAATCAATTACATAGTTTTTAATATAGGAGAAATAATATGGCAGATTTAGAATTTGTAGATGGTTTAATAGTTAAGCCACCAAGACAAGGCGCACCAGAGTTCGTAAAAGGCTCTATTTCAATCAAACGTGCTGACCTTGGTAACTGGTTAAGGGCTAAAGATGATGAATGGATTAACATTGATATTAAGGTTGGTCAATCTGGCAAATGGTATGCGTCAGTTAATAATTGGAAGCCAGTAGAAAAGGTTGAGAATTTGGATAAGCCGTTTAATGATCCAATTCCTAATGATTCTGATATTCCTTTCTAATATACCTCTGGGGGAGATATGATACGAGAAAAGATTTACACGCTTGATAGTGGTATGCAAATAACACCAACTGCGTTAGCAACTAGACTTGGTTGTACAACGCCAACTGCTAGACATAGGTTAGATACTTATACTGATGATAAAACTATATTTATTCCATTAGGCAAATACACTAAACGACAGTATAAATGCTCAACCTATAAGCTATCTGATGGTTCTGAATTAACAGCAAGAGAGATTTCTGAAAAGTACGGTGTAGCATTAGGCACTACACGTAACAGATTATCAAATGGTATTGTTGATATTGAAGTGTTAAAGCGACAACCAAAGGGTTGTAAGCAAACTCGTTTAGGCTCTCAAACTAACGGCAGTGAAATAAACGGTATGAGAGTGTCAGAGCAAATTAAACTTCGTAATGGCTATTGCCCTTGGTCTAAACTAATACTAACGACTATTTAGGTAAATCGCACTTACAATCGCAGTTCTGTGGTGGATTCCCCATAACCATCATAGAACCCATCATCTGTTGCGGCATACTCAT